GTGAACGCCGATCTTGAGGACGACGAGCGCTTCTGGCGCGAGGTGGACGCGGAACTGCGACGCCAGCCGGCGCGGGTGCTGCGCCGGGCGATGCCGGACTGGTCGCTCTGTGCGCGACCCTCGCAGTTGCCGCCGGCCGGCGACTGGCGGCAATGGCTGCTGATCGGCGGGCGGGGATCGGGCAAGACGCGAGCGGGGGCCGAATGGATCCGGGCGGTGGCGCTGGGTCTGGCGCCGCTGGCGAGCCGGGTTCACGGGCGGATCGCGCTGGTGGCGGAGACGCTGGGCGACGCGCGCGAGGTGATGATCGACGGCGAGAGCGGGCTGCGGGCGTTGGACTATGCGGCGCGCCCGGTCTTCGAGGCGACGCGGCGCCGGCTGGTCTTCGCCAACGGCGCGGTGGCGCAGATCTTCTCGTCCGAGGACCCGGATGCCCTCCGCGGCTACCAGTTCGACGCGGCCTGGGGCGATGAACTGGCGAAATGGAAGCATGCCGACGCCTGCTTCGACAACCTGCAACTGGCGCTGCGCCTCGGCGCCGACCCGCGCGTGGTGCTGACGACGACGCCGCGCGCCGTGCCGCTCCTGAAGCGGCTGCTGGCAGAGGAGGGGACGGCGGTGACGCGCATGCGAACCGCCGAGAACCGCGCCAATCTCGCCAGCGGCTTCCTGCAGGCGATGGAGAGCCGCTACGGCGGCTCGCGGCTGGCGCGCCAGGAACTCGACGGCGAGATGATCGAGGCGCGCGAGGATGCTCTGTTCGACCGAGGGACGATCGACCGGCTGCGGGTGCGCACCGCGCCGGACCTGCGGCGCATCGTGGTGGCAGTGGATCCGCCGGCGACGTCGACGCAGCGATCGGACGCCTGCGGCATCGTCGCGGCAGGGTTGGCCGGCGACGGCACGATCTACGTGCTGGCCGACCGCAGCAGGCGCGGAGCGCGGCCGCCGGAATGGGCGGGCGCCGCCGTGCGGCTCTTCGAGGAGCTGGAGGCCGACCGGATCGTCGCCGAGGTGAACCAAGGCGGCGACATGGTGGAGGCGGTGATCCGCACCGTCGCGCCGCTGGTGCCGGTGAGCGCGGTGCGTGCGACGCGCGGGAAGTGGATCCGCGCCGAGCCGGTGGCCGCGCTCTACGAGCAGGGACGGGTGCGCCACGCCGGCACGTTTGCCGCGCTCGAGGACGAACTCTGCGACTTCGGCCCGGACGGGCTGTCGAACAACCGCTCGCCCGACCGGCTGGACGCGCTGGTCTGGGCGGTGACGGCGCTGATGCAGCCGGTGGCGGAGCCGCGTGTGCGGGGGCTTTGAGCTGGTTGCGTCTGCTGCGAAACGTTGCGCCTTCGACGAACCGCGACGGGACTACACGTCGAAACGCGTTCGCGTGGCCCGGACGGCCTGATCTTCGGGCCGCAGGCCGGCCAAACGCGCAGATGGTTTGACGATCATGAAAGACCTCACTTCGGCGGGGTCTTTTGCGTTTTGGCACTCTCCGTGCCGGCGACGCTTTGAATTCCCAACTTTCCGGAGACCGATCATGGGACTGGCAACGCGGCTGAAGGCCTTGGCGGGCTTTGGCGACGGACGGGGCGGCGTGCCCGAAGCAAAGGCGGCGGGCGGGGGTTATGGCGGGGGATCGCTGGTCTTCGCCGGCGGTCAGACGGAGGGCGCGCAGTGGAGCGAGCGCTCCTATGCGGCGCTCTCGCGTGCCGGCTTTCTACAGAACCCGGTGGTCTACCGCTGCGTGCGGATGATCGCCGAGAACGCCGCGAGCGTGCCGCTGGTGCTCTACGACGGAGCGGCGGAAGTGGAGGCGCATCCGCTGCTGGCGCTCTTGCGCCGGCCGAACGGCGGGCAGGACGGGGCGGCGCTGATCGAAGCGGTCTGCGGGCACCTGCTGCTGGCGGGCTCGGCGCATCTGGAAGCGGGGCTTCTCGATGGCAAGCCACGGCTGCTGCACGCGCTGCGCCCCGACCGGCTGCGCACGCTGGCGGCGGGCGACGGCTGGCCCAACGCGATCGAGGTGCGGGCGGGATCGTCGGTGCGCCGGGTGTCGCTGGAGGGCGAGGACGGGCGGCCGGCGCCGGCGCTGGCGATCCGGTTGTTTCATCCGTTGAGCGATGGCGAGGGCTTTCCGCCGCTGGCTGCGGCGCAGACCGCGCTCGACCTGCACAACGCCGCGACGCGCTGGAACAAGGCGCTGCTCGACAATTCGGCGCGGCCCTCCGGTGCGCTGGTCTACCAGCCCGGCGACGGCGGCAACCTCTCGGCCGACCAGTTCGAGCGGCTGAAGACCGAGCTGGAGAGCGGCTACGCCGGCGCGGCACGGGCAGGCCGACCGATGCTGCTGGAGGGCGGGCTCGACTGGAAGGCGATGGCGCTGTCGCCGCGCGACATGGACTTCATGGAGGCGCGGAACGGGGCAGCCCGCGACATCGCGGTGAGCTTCGGCGTGCCGCCGATGCTGCTCGGGATCCCCGGCGACGCCACCTATGCGAACTATGCCGAGGCCAACCGGGCGCTGTTCCGGCTGACCGTGCTGCCGCTGCTGACGCGGCTCTGCAACGCTGTCGGCGACTGGCTCGGCGGCTTCTACGAGGACGGCGCCCGGCTGCGGCTGGGCTTCGACCACGACCGGATCGAGGGACTTTCGGTGGAGCGCGAGGCGCTCTGGGCGCGGGTCGGCACCGCCGCCTTCCTCGACGACGACGAGAAGCGCGAGGCGGTCGGCTACGGCCCCCGCGCGCCGGCCCGCGGCTGACGGGCGTTTTTGCGATGGAGGATGTCATGGATGCAATGACGGGCGAGGCGATCTCGCCGCTGGCGCTGTTCACCGCGAAGTTCGCCGGGGCGGTGGGGGGATCGGTGATCTCGATCGCCTACCTCCTGCCGTCCGGCCGGCGCGACGCCGCCGTGCGGTTCCTGACCGGCGCGGTGACGGGGCTGGTCTTCGGCGGGCCGGCGGGGATGACGCTGGCCGACCATCTCGGCTTTGCCGAGAAGATCGGGGCGACCGAGGTGGCGCTCATGGGCTCGGCGGCGGCGAGCCTCTGCGCCTGGTGGGCGCTCGGCGTCATCCAGCGCTTCGCCGACGGGCTGTTCGCGGTGGCGGGGCGCGCCAAGACGGGCGGCGGCGACGCCGCGGGGGGCACCCGATGAACCGCGTTCCCGACGTCAAGCGCACGGTGCGCCCGGTCGGCGATCTCGACCCGCCGGGCACGGTGCGCGGCTATGCCAGCCTGTTCGGGCGCACCGATCTCTCGGGCGACCGGATCGCGCCCGGCGCCTTCGCACGCACGCTGGCGGAGCGCGGCGCGGCGGGCGTACGCATGCTCTGGCAGCACGACCCCGGCCAGCCGATCGGCGTCTGGACCGGGATCGCCGAGGACCGGCACGGGCTCTATGCCGAGGGACGCATCGCGCTCGACAGCGCCGGCGGACGCAACGCCTTCGCGCTGCTGACGGCCAAGGCCATCGACGGCCTGTCGATCGGCTTTCGCACCCGGCGCTCGCAGGCGATCCGCGAGCGCGGCGCGCGGCGGCTGCTCCTCGACATCGACCTCTGGGAGATCTCGGTGGTGACCTTCCCGATGCAGGAGGCCGCGCGCGTCGCCGAGACCCGCGCCCGGCCCCTCGAATTTCTCGACCGCATCGCCGAGGCGACCCGGCGGATCGCCCGATCGACGCCGCGTTTCGGCGTCTGAACCCTTCCCCAACGACGGAGTGAAAAGACCCATGCCGACGACCATCCAGGGTGCCCCCGAGACCAAGGCCGGAGCCGTGCGCGAGAACGGCGCGATCTTCGACGAGTTCATGCAGGCCTTCGACGCCTTCCGCGAGGCCAATGACGACCGCCTGTCGCAGATCGAGAAGCGCATGGGCGCCGACGTCCTGACCGAGGAGAAGGCCGAGCGCATCTCCCGCGCCATGGACGAGCAGGAGAAGCGCATCGAGCGGCTGGCGCTCAAGAGCCTGCGGCCGCCGGTGGGCGGGCCGAACGAGGCGACGAACGCCAGCCCGAGCGAGCACCGCACCGCCTTCGAGAGCTATGTGCGCGGCGGCGACGAGACGCGGCTGCGGCGTCTGGAAGAAAAGGCGATGTCGGGCCTGACGGGCGCCGACGGCGGCTTCCTCGTGCCGAGCGAGACCGAGGCGGAGATCGGTCGGCGGCTGGCCGCGGTGTCGCCGATCCGCGCCATCGCCGGGCTGCGTACGGTGTCTTCGGCGGTGCTGAAGAAGCCCTTCGCGATCAGCGGCGCGCAGGCTGGCTGGGTGGGCGAAGCCGAGGTGCGCCCGCAGACCAACGCGCCGCAGCTGGCCGAACTGAGCTTCCCGACAATGGAGCTCTACGCCATGCCGGCGGCGACGAGCGCGCTGCTCGACGACGCCGCCGTCGATATCGACGCCTGGATCGGCGAGGAGGTGGAACTCGCCTTCGCCGCGCAGGAGGGCGCCGCCTTCGTCAACGGCGACGGCATCGCCAGGCCCAAGGGCTTCATGCGCTACGACGCGGTAGCGGAAAGCGCCTGGGCCTGGGGCAAGGTCGGCACGGTCTCCACCGGCTTCAATGCCGGGTTCCTGGCCGGCACGGGTGCGGACGCGCTCGTCGACCTCATCTACGCGCTGAAGGCCGGTTACCGGCAGAACGCCTCGTTCGTGATGAACCGGCGCACGCAGAGCACGGTGCGCAAGCTGAAGGACGCCGAGGGCAACTATCTCTGGGCGCCGCCGAGCGTGGCGGGCGGCAAGGCGACGCTGATGGGCTTCCCCGTGGTGGAGGCCGAGGCGATGCCCGACATCGGCCCGGCCAGCCATTCGATCGCCTTCGGCGATTTCGGGCGCTTCTACCTCGTGGTCGACCGGCAGGGCGTGCGCGTGCTGCGCGATCCCTATTCCGCCAAGCCCTACGTCCTCTTCTACACGACGAAGCGTGTCGGCGGCGGGATCCAGGATTTCGACGCGGCCAAGCTCCTGCGCTTCGCCGCCTGACGCGGCGCATTCACGACCACCTTGGAGGCCGGGCGGCGACGCCCGGCCTTTTTTCATGAACGGCAGGCCGAGGACGACATGATCTGGATCGAGACGGGAACGGGTGCGGGCGAGCCGGTGACGGTGGCCGAGGCGAAGGCGTTTCTGCGGCTGGAGCGCGGCGACGAGGACGCGCTGCTGGCGACGCTCATCGCGGCGGCGCGCGAGGCGGTGGAGACCGAGACGGGGCTGGTGCTGCGCGAGGCGCGCCATCGCATCGCGTTCGAGCCGGGCGCTGGGACGCGGCGGGTGGCGCTGTCCCGCCGGCCGGTGCGCGCGGTGCTCGAGGCGACGGCGTTCGACGCGGCCGGCGAGCCGCGTGCGATCGACCCAGCCGGGATCGCGGTGCTGAACGAGCCGCTGGGTTCGGTGCTGGTGCTGCCGGAGGTGAACGCGGCGAACGGGGTGGAGATCGAGCTGGAGACGGGGATCGCGGCGGGCGACCTGCCCGACAGCCTGCGCCTTGCGATCCTGCGCCTCGTGGCCGCGTCCTACGAGATGCGCGGCGCGGTGGCGCCGGCGATGCAGCCGGCCTTCGTGCCGCCGCTGGTGCGCGGGCTGCTGGCGCCCTTTCGCGCAGTGCGGGTCTGATGGGTCCGCTCTTCATCGATCCCGGCCTGTTCACGCGCCGTGCCGCGATCGAGCGCAACGAGGCGGTGCCGGACGGGAGCGGCGGGGCGGCGGACCACTGGACCGAGGTCGGCGAGACCTCGGTGCGGGTGGAGCCGCTGAGCGCGGAGGCGCGCGAGCGGTTCTCGCAGCGGATCGGCACGGTGACGCACCGCGTGACGCTGCGCCGACGCGCCGGGCTCGATCGGGGCATGGCCTTCCGGCTGGGATCGCGACGCTTGGTGATCCGCTGGCTGCACGATCCCGACGAAAGCGGGCGCTATCTCGTCTGCCGCTGCGAGGAGGAGGCGTGATCGCCGTCCTCCGCGTGCAGTTCGGGCGGGCCGGCTTGCGCGAGGCGATGCGGCGGCAGGTACGTGAGGCGGCGGCGCGTCGGCTGGACGCGATGGAGGGGGCGCCTGCCTCGGATTTTGAAGAGTGGGACGCGCTGCCGGACGAACGGGTGCCGGACTTCCTGACGAAAACTTAACGCGGCCGGCACTGGATCGCGCAACGATCACGCCGCATTTGCAATTGTATCAATGTGTGACGAACCGATATCGAAAGGACATCTGGCATGGGGCATCCCAGCGCTGAACTTCAGACGACGATCGTGAGCGCCCTGACCGGCGATCCCGCCGTGACGGCGCTGCTCGGCGGGCCCAAGGTGTTCGACCGGGTGCCCGAGCGTGCCAGCTTTCCCTACCTGACTCTCGGGCGCACGGCGGTGGTCGACTGGTCGACCGGCACCGAGGACGGCGCCGAACATATCCTGACCCTGCATGTCTGGGCCAAGGGCGGGTCGAAGCAGGAGACCTACGAGATCATGGACAAGGTCTCGACGCGGCTGCACGACGCGGTGCTGCCGCTGCATTCGCACCGGCTGGTGAACCTGCAGCTGCAGTTCGCCGAGGCGCGCCAGGAGCCGGACTCGCCGACCTATCACGGCATCCTGCGCTTTCGCGCGGTGACGGAGCCTTTGGCGTCCTGACGCCGCGCTGACGGCGGCGTGGCGTCGTCAGCATCCACTTTCCAAGAGTTTCGAGGGCGGTCCGGTGGGGCCGCCCTTTTTCGTTGGCACGATGAGAAGGAGCGGCAGGCATGGGCGCGCAGAAGGGCAAGGACTTCCTCCTGAAGCTGCAGGAGAGCGGCGGCGCGGGGTTCCAGACGGTGGCGGGGCTGCGCTCGCGGCGGATCGCCTTCAACGCCGAGGCCGTGGACGTGACCGACGGCGAGAGCGCCGGACGGTGGCGCGAGCTGCTCGGCGGGGCCGGAGTGCAGCGGGCCTCGCTGTCCGGCTCCGGCATCTTCAAGGATGCCGCCTCGGACGCGGCGGTGCGCCGGCTGTTCTTCGAGAGCCGGGTGGTGCCGTTCCAGGCGGTGATCCCGGATTTCGGCAGCATCACCGGGCCGTTCCAGGTGACGGCGCTCGAATATTCCGGCGAGCACAATGGCGAAGTCTCGTTCGAGATGACGCTGGAATCGGCGGGCGCGCTCGCCTTCGAGGCGCTCTGAGATGGCGGCGAACCGCAGGCGCGGCGAGGTTTCGGCCGAGATCGACGGGCGGGCGCGTACGCTCTGCCTGACCCTCGGCGCGCTCGCCGAACTGGAGGACGCCTTCGCCCTCGACGACATCGCGGGTCTCGCCGCGCGCTTCGGCTCGGGCCGGCTCTCGGCGCGTGATCTCACGCGCATCCTCGGTGCGGGCCTTCGAGGCGCGGGCGAGACGGTGGGTGACGAGGAGGTCGCGGCGATGCGCATCGAGGGCGGCGCGGCCGGCGCTGTGCGCATCTGCGCCGAGCTTCTGGCGGCGGCGTTCGGCGAGCCCGAACCGCAGCGCGGCGAGGGCGCCGCCCGCCCTTGAGCGCCGCCGCGCCCGATCCGGCCGCGGGCGCGGCGGCCTTTCCCTGGGACGAGGCGATGAGCCTCGGGCTCGGCGTGCTCGGGCTCGCGCCTGCGGCCTTCTGGCGGATGACGCCGCGCGAGCTGGCGCGCGCCCTTGGACCGCTGGATGCGCGGATCGCCGCGCCGCCGAGCCGGGCCGGACTGGACGAGATGATGATGCGATTTCCCGACAGGAGGTGAGCGATGGCGGAGAGTGTGGACACGATGCGCATCGCGGTGGAGGCCGACACGAGCGGCTTCGACCGGGCGCTGGGCGACCTTTCGACGAAGGCCACGAGCTTCGGCTCGGCGCTGACGCAGGCGTTTCGCGGGGCGGTCGGTGGCGGCAAGTCGTTCGACGGGGTGCTGCGCCAGCTCGGCCAGCGGATCTCGACGATCGCGCTCGATGCGGCGCTGAAGCCGCTGACCAACCTCGCGGGCGGGCTGTTCGGGCAGATCCTCGGCGGGATCGGGGGGGCGGGCGGCCAAGCGGGGACGGCGGGCACGGGCGGGCGCATCCTGCCCTTCGCCAAGGGCGGCGTTGTGCGCTCGCCCTCGTTCTTTCCGACCGGCGGGCAGATGGGGCTGATGGGCGAGGCCGGCGCGGAAGCGATCCTGCCGCTGAAGCGCGGCGCGGACGGTTCGCTCGGGGTCGCCATGCAGGGCGGCTCGGCGCGCGGCGGGCCCTCGATCGTCTTCAACGTCTCCACGCCGGACGCGCCCAGCTTTCGCCGCGCAGAGGTGCAGATCCAGGCGATGCTGGCGCGCGCGGCGCAGCGCGGGCAGAGGGGGCTCTGACGATGGCGCTCGCCTCCTTCAGCGAAGAGCGGTTTCCGCTGCGTGTCGCCTTCGGCACCAGCGGCGGGCCGGAGCGGCGCACCGACATCGTGCGCCTCTCGACCGGCTACGAGAACCGCAACCAGCGCACGCGTCACTCGGTGCGCCGCTACGATGCCGGCTCGGGCGTGAAGAGCCTCGCCGATCTCGCCGCGGTGCTCGACTTCTTCGAGGCGCGGCGCGGGCGGCTTGTGGCGTTCCGCTTCCGCGACCCGTTCGACGCGCGCTCCTCGCGCTACGGCCTGCCGCAGACGCCGCTCGACCAAGGGCTCGGGATCGGCGACGGCGAGATGCGGCGGTTTCAGCTCGCCAAGCGCTACGGCGAGGGCGAGGACGCCTATCAGCGCCCGATCGCCAAGCCGGTGGCGGGATCGGTGCGCTTGGCGGTGGCGGGGGTGGAGGTTCCCTTCGCGATGGATGCGGCGACGGGCTGGGTGACGCTGGATACGGCACCGGCCGTGGGCGCTGCGGTCACGGCCGGGTTCGAGTTCGACGTGCCCGTGCGCTTCGACATGGACCATCTCGCGGTGAACATGGCGGCCTTCGAGGCCGGCGACATTCCGACGATTCCCTTGGTGGAGGTGCGCCCATGAGGGCCTTGAGCGAGGCGATGCGCAGCGCGCTGGCACAACCGGCGACGACGCTGGCGAGCGCCTGGCGGCTGACGCGGCGCGACGGCACGGTGTTCGGTTTCACGGACCACGACGAGGACATCGCCTTCGGCGGCACGGTGTTTTCGGCGGCAACGGGCTGGACGGCCGGCGAGACGGAGGGCGCTCTCGGACTGGCGGCGGGAACGCACGGCGTGGAGGGCGCGCTCTCCTCGGTCGCGCTGCGCGAGGAGGATATCGCCGCCGGGCTCTTCGACGGGGCCAGCGTCGAGATCTTTCGCGTCGACTGGCAGCGACCGGAGGACGCCGTGCTGATGGAACGCTGCGATCTCGGAGAGGTGACGCGCGGCGGCGGCGGCTTCTCGGCGGAGCTTCGCGGCATCGCGGCGCGGCTCGACCGCCAGCATGGGCGCTACTACCGGCGGCGCTGCGACGCGGTGCTCGGCGACCGGCGCTGCGGCGTCGATCTGAGTGCGGGCGGCTGGACGCGCACGGGGCGGCTGGTGGCCGTGGACGGCGAGGTGCTGGTGATCGAGGGGCTCGGGGCCCTCGACGTCGTGGCCTTCGAACGGGGGCGGATCGCGCTGGGGGCGGCGAGCGAGTTTCAGCCCGTGCGCGGCATCCGGACAGGCGCGGAGGCGGGGACGCTGCGCATCGCGCTCGGTCGGCCGACGGACGTTTCGCCGGACGTGGGAAGCGCGGTGCGGCTCAAGGTGGGCTGCGACCGCAGCTTTCGCACCTGCCGCGAGCGTTTCGCCAATTCGGCGAACTTTCGCGGTTTTCCGCATCTGCCGGGCAGCGACGCGGCGCTCGGCGTCGCCAAGCGCGACGCCCTGCATGACGGCTCGCCGGTGGTGGCGTGATGCGGGCGCGCGTTTTGGCGGCGGCGCGAGACTTTCTCGGCACGCCCTACCGCCACCAGGGCAGCCGTCGCGGGGTGGGCTGCGACTGCCTCGGGCTGGTGCGCGGCATCTGGCGCGAGCTCTACGGCACCGAGCCCGAACGGCCAGGCGCCTATGCGGCGGACTGGGCCGAGACCGGCGGCGGCGATCCGCTGATGGCGGCCGCACACCGGCATTTTGCGGAACTGCCGGTGGCCGAGGCGCATCCGGGCGACCTCGTGCTGTTTCGCTGGCGCGCGGGCGGCGCGGCCAAGCACTGCGGCGTGCTCGACGAGCCGGGCGACGGCGGCGGGGCGCGGCTGATCCACGCCTATGAGGGGGCGGCGGTGGTGTCCTCGCCGCTGACGCCGGGCTGGGCCGGGCGCATCGCGGCGGCCTATCGATTTCCGAACGGGAGCTGAGCCATGGCGACGATCCTTCTTCAGGCAGCGGGCGGGGCGCTGGGCGGGCTCGTCGGCGGCCCGCTCGGGGCGGTGGCGGGGCGGGCGCTCGGCGCACTCGGCGGCTATGCCATCGACAGCCGGCTCGCGGCGAAGTCGCAACTCCGCGAGGGCCCGCGCCTCGGCGCCAACCGCATTCTCGAAGCCGACGAGGGCGGCGGCGTCGCCCGGCTCTACGGCACGGCGCGGATCGCGGGGCAGGTGATCTGGACGACGCGCTTCGAGGAGATGTCGACCACCGAGCGCCAGGGCGGCAAGGGCACGGGCGGGGGCACTGAAACCAAGACCTACAGCTATTTCGGCAATGTCGCGATCGGGCTGTGCGAGGGGCCGGTGGCCTGCGTGCGCCGGATCTGGGCGGACGGCGAAGAGATGGATCTCTCGCTCGTCAATTGGCGGCTGCATCGCGGCGACGAGACTCAAGGTCCCGATCCGTTGATCGAGGCGAAGCAAGGACGCGGCAACGTGCCGGCCTATCGCGGCCTCGCCTATGTCGTGTTCGAGCGACTGGCGCTGGAGCGCTGGGGCAACCGCATTCCGCAGATCGCCTGCGAGGTGCTGCGGCCGGTCGGCGAACTGGAAGAGGGCGTGCGGGCGATCACCGTCATTCCTGGCGCCACCGAGCACGGGCTCGATCCCTTGACCGTGCGGGAAACGCTGCGGCCGGGCGAGGACCGGCTGCCCAATCGCAACATCCTACATGCCGGCAACGACATCACCGCCTCGCTCAACGAATTGACGGCGCTGTGCCCCCGGCTGGAACGGGTGGCACTCGTGGTCTCCTGGTTCGCCGACGACCTGCGCGCGGGCCGGGCGAGCGTGCGGCCGGGCGTCGAGATCGGGGCGCGGCGCGAAAGCGTCGCGTGGAACGTCGGGGGCACGGAGCGGGACGGCGCGCGGCTCGTCAGTCGGTCCGATGGCGGGCCGGCCTATGGCGGGACGCCCTCGGACGCCGGCGTTGTGCGTGCCATTCAGATGCTGCGGGCGCGTGGGCTGAAGGTCACGCACTATCCGTTCCTGCTCATGGACGTGCCGGCGGATAACGCGCTGACCGACCCCTATGGCGAGGCGCGGCAGGCGGCCTATCCCTGGCGCGGGCGCATGACGCTGGACACGGCGCCGGGGCGGGCGGGATCGGCGGACGGGACGGCTGGGGCGCGCGCCGAGATCGCGCGCTTCGTCGGCACCGCGCGGCCCGAGCATTTCACGGTGAGCGCTTTGGGCGTGCGCTATGGCGGGCCGGCGGAATGGTCGTATCGGCGCATGGTGCTGCATCAGGCTCATCTGGCGCGGTTCGCCGGCGGGGTGGACGCCTTCGTGATCGGCTCCGAAATGCGCGGGCTGACGCGGGTTCGCGACGAGGCGGGGCGTTTTCCGTTCGTGGAAGCGCTGGTGGCGTTGGCGCGCGAGGTGAAGGCGATCCTGCCCGGCGCGCTCGTCACCTATGCCGCCGACTGGAGCGAGTACTTCGGGTATCAGCCGGCGGACGGTTCGGGCGACGTGCTCTTCAACCTCGACGCGCTCTGGGCCGATCCGGCGATCGGCGCGGTGGGCATCGACAACTACCTGCCGCTGAGCGACTGGCGCGAAGGCGACGCGCAGGCCGGTGGGCGTGACGGCATGCGCTCGCCTTACGACGTCGAGGGCCTGCGATCGGGCATCGCCGGCGGCGAGCATTTCGACTGGTATTATGCGAGCGATGCGGACCGGCGGGCGGCGCGGCGGACGGTGATCACCGACGGGCTCGGCAAGCCCTGGGTGTTTCGGGTCAAAGACCTGAGATCCTGGTGGGAGACACCCCATTTCGACCGACGCGGCGGGGTGGAGAGCGCGACGGCGACGGCCTGGGTGCCGCGCTCCAAGCCGATCTGGTTCACCGAACTCGGCTGCCCGGCGGTGGATGCGGGGGCCAATCAGCCGAACGTCTTCGTGGACCCGAAATCAGCCGAGAGCGCGCTGCCGCATTTCTCGACCGGGGCACGCGACGATCTCGCCCAGCGCCGGTTTCTCGAAGCGCATCACCGGCACTGGGACCCCGCCGCGCCGGGTTTTCGCGAGGCCGACAATCCGGTGTCGCCGCTCTACGGCGGCCGCATGGTAACGCCGGACGCCGTGCATCTCTGGTGCTGGGACGCGCGCCCGGCGCCTGCCTTTCCCGAGCGCTCCGACATCTGGCGCGACGGCGGCAACTGGGAGCGGGGGCACTGGCTGAGCGGCCGGCTCGGCCGGGCGCCGCTGGATGCGTTGATCGCCCGGCTGCTGCGCGACCACGGCTTCACCGACTTCGACGTTCGCGAAGTGGACGGCGAGGTTGGCGGCTATCTCGTGCCCGGGCCGGGCAGTGCGCGAAGCGAGCTGGAAGAGCTGATGCGGCTCATGGGGATCGAAGCCTGGACGGAAGCCGGCATCCTTCGGTTTCGTTCCCTCGGCCGCGCCGGGGCTGCGACGTCGGTCGGGGCTCTGGTGGACGTTGCTGAGCGATCGCTGCTGGAGATCCGGCGGGCCGAGCCGAGCGATGCGGTGGAGGAAGTGGTGATCGGCTTCAGCGATCCCGCGCGGGCCTACCAGTCCGCCGCCGCCGACGCCGCGTTGGGCACCGCGGGGCAGCCGCGACAGGGGACGGTGGAACTGCCCGTGGTGCTGGCGGAAACGCAGGCCCGCGCGCTGGCCGAGGCGCTGCTGCTGCGCGGGCAGGGCGAACGCGAGACGGCGAGTTTTGAACTGTCGCCGGCCGAGATCGCGCTCGGCCTCGGCGACCGGATCACGCTGCCGGGCACGGCAGGGCGCTGGCAGATCGAGCGCATCGAGGACGGGGCGACGCGCCGGGTGGACGTGCGGCGGGTGGCGAGCGAGGGCGTCTCGCGCCCGGTTCGCGACGAGCCCGCAGCGGCGCGACCGCGGCCGGTGGGGCCGGTCATGGCCTCACGCCCGGTGGTGCACCTTCTCGACCTGCCGCGCCTCGCCGCCTTTGCGGACGGTGAGGGCGCACGGGTCGCGGTCGCGGCGCGGCCGTGGCTTCCCTACGACGTGCTGTCGTCGACCACGGGCACCGGTTTCGAGCGGCGGATGCACGTTTCGCGCCGCGCCACGCTCGGATGGCTGGCGGAGCCGCTGGCGCCGGGCTCGCCGGCCTTTCTCGATCGGAGCGGGCGGATCGTGGTGGATCTCCTGGCCGGGGCGCTGGCTTCGGTGACGCCCGCCGACATGCTGGCCGGCGCCAACCTCGCCGCCGTGCAGGGACCGGCGGGCGACTGGGAGGTGGTGCAGTTCGAAAGCGCCGAGGAGATCGTGCCCGGCCGGTTTGCGCTGGCGGGGCTGGTGCGCGGGCTGGGCGGCAGCGAGCCGGGCGAAATGGCCTCGGCCGGCGCGGCGTTCGTGCTGCTCGACGCCGCGGTGCTGCCGATCTCGCTGCTGCCGACGGAGGTCGGTAGCGAGCGGCACTGGCTGACCGTCCCGGCCGGGCGCGGGCTCGACGACGATGCGGTGGATCGCCGGGTCGCGTCGCTGGGGCGGCGGACGCTGCTGCCGCTCGCGCCCGTCCACGCACGCGGGGCGTTCGAGGCGGACGGAGCGCTGCGGCTGAGCTGGATCCGCCGCACACGGGCGCCCGGCGACGGCTGGGACGGGATCGACGTGCCGCTCGGCGAGGAGCGCGAGCTCTACCACGTCAGGCTGACCGGCGGCGGTGCCGACATCTCGTTGGAGACCGGCGAGCCGAGGCTCGTTCTTTCCAGCGACGAGGTCGCGTCGAGCTTCGGGCGGCAGCCCGGGCCGCTGGCGGCGAGCGTTTCGCAACTCGGCATGACGCCAGGGCCGGGGGCGCCCTGCCGGTTCGAGATCCCGCGTCGGCGCTGATCGGCGGCGCGGGCAACACCGGAGGAAAGGGCAAGCACGATGACCGATACGAAGGAATGGTGGAAGTCGAAGACGGTCTGGGGCGGGCTCGTCGCGCTCATCGGGGCGCTGGGCGGACTGTTCGGGCTGGAACTCGACGGGGCCACGCAGGACGAGTTGGCCGCCGCGCTGGCGATCGCGGCCAGCGCGGTGGGCGCGCTCGTCGCCATCCTCGGCCGGCTGGACGCCAAGGCGCGGCTGGGCTGAGAGCGTGGGCGGGCACCGGGGCGGCGTCGCCCCGGTGCCCGCCATTCATTCGACATTCAGTGTGGCGCCGCTAGAACGAAGGTCAGCCGCAGGACCGGGATCGCCATGTTTGCCCATCATTTTCGACGCACGACGATCGCGTTTCTGACGCTGGCGGCCGTCACCGTTCCGGCTTCGGCCGGCTGGTTGCCGTCGCCCTTCGAAACGGCACCCCGGCTGGAGAGTGCCGAGACCGTTCGAATGGCGCAGAGCGGATGCTCGGCGGCGGCGGCGCAGGCGGCGGCCCAGAGCGGCGGGCAGGTGCTTTCGGTGCAGACGGCGCAGCGCGGCGGGCAGACGGTGTGCATCGTCACGGTGCTGATCCCGGCGCAGGACGGAAACCGGCCCCGCCGCCAGACGATCACGATTCCCCAGTAG